TTCATACTTGCGCTTGTAATCGGATCATCAAACCCTGTTCCTGGTGCGCCGATGCGCGGAATCGATTCATCGAACTCCATTGAACCCGGCTCACCCGGTTGTGCCCCGCGTGTCGGTAGTGGGCCTGGAATTCCAGACGGAGTATAACTAGACTGATCAAGCATTTGCTGCTCCTGTTGCCGCGCCTCAGTCTTCATATCGTGAAGCATTTGGCGTGGATCGCGATCCTCGATATACGCGCCAGGAGACTGCTCTGTAAACCCCTCTAAATCTTTAGCCATATACGAAAGTTGTGGTCCCGATAAAGCATCGCCTGGTTTAAGTTTTCTCATGTGAGTCTCCTATTTCTTTGTCGGGGCGGGAACGCCTTGAGTTGGGGCGATAGCGTCGTTCAACATGTCCAACACCTTCATAAGCCCCTCTGGTGGGCCGTCGTCGCGTGCTACTACCTTAACATCATACTTGGCGCTGTTGTCACTTTTGCGGCTGTTTTCACTGTGGTTGGCGACTGAGCCATGAACCGTCACATCACAACTAAAAAGCCCTGCATTGTACTTGGCGTGAGCCGTCAACTCGGCTTTGGTGTCGGACGTCGTTTTAGCCGAGGTAGATGACTTCACTTCCATGGTGAAGCGCACTTCAGCTTCCTTGACTGACAGGCTTGGGGTATTGATGATGGCGAGCAGTGGAACTTGGAGATCCACCTTTTCCATTGACGTAGTTCCGTCAGCACCCTGAACAGGCTTGTTGAATGAGAAGTCTACGGTGCGTGCAGCCATATTACCGCTTGCGTCAGAATTCAGGCCGACATCTTTAATGAAGTCGCTCGAAGCTTTTGCAAGTAGCGTTTGTGCTGAGCAAGCAGCTTTGAGAGGACCACCAATTAGTTGGTCCATGGGAAGACCACCAAACTGGTCTGACATCTTTACGAGTTGATCTGGCACAATGGCCTCCTATAGTTGATCTCGTTTATCTTTTAACTTCTGCAAAAACTCACCGTATTCTTGTACTGCCTGAGAAGCAATCGCGTCTGCAACTTCAGGACCATGTTTGGAAACAAGGTCTTGATATTTTTTAGATGTCTGTATTTTTGCCGTTAATGGTTTCACTGCCCGCCCACCAAAAAAACCAGCAAGCCCGCCAACAGCTTCACGGAGTTTACCGCCAGCAATTGCGCCTGCTGTATACATACCACTACCAACAACAGACGTTACTGGAAGCGGCACTTTACCGATTAAGTCACCTAAATCTTGTATATTTTGAGCGTGATCTGGACCAGATTCCCATTCTTCCGTACCGTGGGGCCGTTCTCGTCTCAACTCTTCCGAGTACTTTGATTTTGCTTTAGCTGCGCGATCAGCCGCTTCAGGAGAACCATAAAAATCTACCCAATATTGTTTAGGTGGTTCACTAACGCTACGATTTTCAAGATACGCGCCGGGAGACAGTTCAGTAAAGTTAGATAAATCGTCTGCGGTAAACTTTGAGGTTTCGTCTTTTTTAGCAACTTGGTCTTTTTCAAACAAAGGATGATTTCCTTTGCTTAAATAAACACTGCGAAACTCATCCATTGCAGGCTCAAGCCAATTACGAAAATCTTCACTATCTTTCGCGAGTTTACGCGCATCGCGCTTGTGATCACTAAGCAAGGGACCGTATAACTTCTCTTCAGGTAGTGTATACTTTTCCCCAGGTTTCATATTCGCCTATCGTTTACGGAAGTAGTTTAATTAATTGATCGTCGATTCTTGCATAACCTTCAGGGGGCTCGCTGCCCTTGAAAACCAGCTTTAGTTTAGCAGCATTGTTTTCTTTTTTAAACCAAGACGGAGTTTTGGCGCATGGTCTGACCATCAGCTTGCCTTTTTTCTGATCTGCAGTGAGGCCAGATATCTCCACAGACATCTCCACTTCAAGCGTATCGACACGCAAACTCTGCCCCGTCGTGAGCGATTGGAGCGGGACCGGAATTCTTTTGTGTACCAGTACTCCATCTTCCCATGTTGGGAGTTCCATGACGACCATACGAGGTGCATATATGTGTCTTCCGTCGTCGTCTGTAATGGGTTCACCTTTTTCATCGACCTTCAACTCCCAGAACTCTTGCTTCGTGATTGAGTCAAGTTCGTGTCGTTCAGCAATATCTGTTGCCGCTATAACGGCTGATTGAATGGAGTGGACAATATCGTCTAATGAATGATCTGCCATGATTAAGCCTCAGGTGTACTGTAGTAAAACAGATCAGCCGCTCGATCTAACAGTTCCTCTGACGCTTCGATCGCATCATCGCCAACACCAACGGCAATTTGAATACCATCAATAAGCAAAGCAAAGCCACCATCAATGGTATCTACAGTTACGTTGTCGTAACCAAGATCCTCGAGGGCAAGTATAAGTTGAGCACCATTAATCACAGCGACATTATAACTATCTAGTGAGGTTCTGATCGGCATCGTTAAATTTGATTTCATCGCTTGGACCATCTACCAGGACCACTACGAGCATTGACGCGAACACGCTCACCTAAATCAACTAAGTAGGCAACCCAAGACTCGTAACGAACAGGCTCATTGAAAGATTTTTTCGTCGAGGATGCAAAAGCTTCCGACAAGCCCTTCACAATCCTCATCGTCGGCAGTCGTAGCCCAGACTCGATGCGACTTATCTCAGCTTGAGTTAATCCAGACTCTCTTGCGAGGTCTGCTTGACTCCAGTTTCGTGCGTCTCGGTACTTTGCAATACTCTTTGAAAATTGGTTAGATATTTCTGTAGGCATTGTTTCTCCCTTAACCGTAACGGTAGCACGATTATGGGACTAAATCAAATAAATGTGTTGACACTACGGTAAGAAACTTATAGGATCGGTTCAAAGAGGTCCAAATGAACGACCAACCAACGCTCGAATACGAATTTAGAACATTTCAGTCAGACTTAGAGATCATGAATCAAGTTGAATCTTTGATTCCTGGTTGCATGGTTTACGTGAACTCATTTCACACACGAAAAGTGCGTTTAAAGAACGCGAACCCTGAGTATTTAGGTGAGCGTGATGAGTGGTTAGTCAAAGCACCTCTACACGCGGCATGGTTATTTGAGTCTGTGCTTCGTTCGTCAGGCGTAAACTTTTATTGTCGGGCTACGACAAGCCATATCACTACTCCGTGGTCAAACAAACCAGAGTGTCGCGACAAACTGGCGTCTGAAGGCGCAGAACTTTTGCACAGCGCTATTCAGGACCGCAGAATCAAGGGTCATGTTGCAGATATCGCAACTCCGTATCAGCTTATGGGTACAGCTTGGGCAAATACACGTCCATACGTGATGAATGTGTGGGCTTGTGGCTCTGGAAAGACTTTAGGTGCGATTATGTCTGCGCTTTGTCGCGATGGTGACGTTGTTGTCGTTTGTCCTGCTAAAGCCCGGCACGTTTGGTGGAGTCAGGTGCAGGAATACTCAAACGTCGTGCCGTTTCGCGTGAAACCTCAGGCCGAAGTGCGCAAGAAAGACCAAACGTTCCAAGAATACGAGCACATGTGCCGAGAAAAAGGACAGCGAAAGTTTGTTATCGTTGGCGCGGAGTCAATTGCGGATAACGTGGACTTGATTCGCCAAATAGAGCCGTCGATTCTGATATTCGACGAGATACACACCCATGGCAACAGTAAACGCTGGCGTGCAGTGCACAACGTGGACGGGACAGTACGATTCGAGAAACGGAAGACGTCGGCCAGTAACAATCCAAACTCTCAGGTGAATCGCCACGCCCGTGCCGTTGCTGTGATGGAAGTATCTCGGATTAAGAGCGTCCGTCTACGTATGGGCCTGACAGCCACCCCTCTTGACGATGGACGACCGCGTCGTTTGTGGAGTCAGCTTGATTTGCTTTCTCCTGGCGGCTTCTCTCACAGCTACTCAAACTTTGCGCACCGTTACTGTGCTGCTCGGCCTGGAACTTATGGTGGCCTGGATGATACTGGCGCTTCTCACATTGAAGAATTGAAGGCCCGTTGTTCGTTTCTGGTTCATGAAGTTCCCTACAGTGAATCTCACTCAAGTCTTCCGAGCACCAGGGTTCAAGTAGATTATCTAACCAACACAGAACTCAATCGGGCCGACAGATTTAGCGATGATCAAACGTTCACTCAAGCTGTGCGGCAAATGAACAAAGAGGTCGGTAACAGGATCGATGGCAGGGAGCGTGTACTCGAAGCAAGACTTGCAGAAGCGTGCAGTCGCAAACGCAAGTACGTAATCGAAGAGGCTATTGAGGGTCTAAAGGGTGGGGGTAAGGTGGTGATCTTCACCGCTCGGAGGCGTGAGACCGTCTTGTGGGCAAACCAACTTCGCCAACAACTAAGTAAGGGAGACGAGGCGCAGAAGGGTGTGCCCGTATGGATGGCTCATGGTGGTGTATCAGAAACGGAACGTGATGAAATGGTTGATTCTTTTCGCAATAGCGACACAGCTTGTTGTTTGGTTGCTACAGGGCAAAGTGTGGGTACTGGTGTAGACGGTATGCAAACTGCCAACCTGGCTATCTTTGCGATGCTACCGTGGAAGCCTGGTGACTTCCTACAGTGGAAGGGTCGATTTGACCGGTTGGGTGGAAGCCCTACGCTTCTCAAGGTTGTAGTTGCGCAAGGCACCTATGATGAGCGTGTTGTACAAATACTTGTGGATAAGTTCGGTCCTATCGAAACGTTTTTGAAGGCTGACGAACTTAATGGTTTAGGTGACAAGCTTATGGGCATGGAAGACGAGGATGCCCTTGTGAGCAGCATTATCAGTAAATTGGAGGTAGCGTGAGAAAGATTCTGATTGATGCAGGTAGATCATCCCGTGGGTGGTCACGTATCGGAACCTTCTCCCGGTGCCCGCAGTTGTTTGCTTACGGCCAACGGCTCAACCTGACTATGATTCCCGCCCATGCTTTGACCCGTGGTAGCATGGGCCACGTCCTCCAGGCGCATCAGCATGCTATTTGGGGGGCATCCTCGGACGAGGGTGTTTGGGTCGACGAGACATGGCACGATGACCCCAGTGTCTTTCTGGACCCTGAAACAGCCGTAGAAATGTGGTGCGACACCAATGGTGGGCATGAGCACCTTGAAAGAATGGTTGAGACCTTTCGTCGGTATATGGCGAGACACCCAGAACCTCCAGGGAATGTAATCAAAGTTGAGTATCCAGTAACTGCTGTCTTGGGGAACAAGGATAATGAGTGGGGTCTGTGGGTTGTTGCTTTAGATGATACTAATTTTGATCGTCGCGCTTCGAAAGTCAAAGCTTGGGACGGCGGAATTATTGAACCGACACCGTTGAATTGTCCTGGCCATCCTGATTCTGGCGCGGCGTTAGTGCTTACTCGTCGCTTAGACATGGTCACGAAGGAACATGGTGGACGTACGTTTATATGGGACCACAAGCATCAGGCTCGCGTTCAGGCTAACAAAAGTGTTGACGGCTACGCTATTGACGGTGGCTTCGCTGCTTTTCGGATCATGGGTAAGCAGATGTATGGGTCCGACTTTGGCGGACTTGGATTGAATCTTATCCAGACTCAAGAGCCTTGGCGTGTTGCTCGCCCCATGGTACCTGCAACACCGCATCGCGATTTACACTTTGCGCAGATGCTTTGGCGGGAAGAACACAGGCTGGCAAGACTTGAGGTAGAATCACCGACATTTTGGGATTGGCCCAAAGTACAACACGAAACTTCGTGCATCGGACGGTACGGAGCGTGTCCAGGTATTAAGTTCTGTTTCTACGGCGAAGCAGCAAAAACAATATAGGAGAGACAATGACAGACGAATCACTACCAAATGTGATGGTTACGGTTTACGGAAAACCCAAACAAAAGAAAACCAGTGATGCGCTTGCCGCATTTCCTCGCGCTCTTTTCTTGGGCGTGCCATCAGCCATTACACTTGTGGCACAAAATGAATTGGGCTTCACGCCCTCGGTACACAAAGACTCGCCCAAGAATCTGACAGAACTGGTGAGCATGCTCAAAAGCTTCTCTGAACTCCAAGACAAAGGTGACTATGATGCTGTCGTTGTAGACGACACGAGCCACTTGTGTCAGCGTTCTATGCTTGAATGGCAGGAAAGCGCGCCATCTGGACGCAGTGGCAAGAAAGACAGATTCTACCCGTACCAGCAGTTGAACCAGCATCTATTGGAGATCGCGCATACGTCACGGTATTTGGGCGTACACTTGCTAATGAACTTTCATGAAAGGATGCCAGGGACAAACGCCGATGGTCGATTCTGCCCTGGCGGTCCCGATGTTCCTTCTCGCAATCAGGTTGAAACACTACCTTCCTGGTGCGACATTAGCGTGCGCTCGATGATTGACCCCACGTATCCAGACCCATGGTTCCCAAGTGTTTACTACTGTGATCCGACAAATCCAGAGTGGGTAACGGGTGACAGAACTGGAGTGTGCTCGGCAAAGACACCGGGAAACTTACGTGAGATTTTACGTGCTGGTGAGAGCAACTACAGTCTCAGTAGACTTGCCGGTCTGGAATGGCAGGATGAGGTTGCTCAGTCTGTTGCTGATGCAATCGTAGCTGGAACAAAGGTGCAGGACGCGATTCAATCTGCTATCGGCGGACGAAAAGATAACAAGTTACACCTTCGTTGGGCTTGCCAGGATGGTATTGCTCGGGGTATACTTGCTACCCAAAAGAAACAATCACTATTCGACTTCTCGGAAGAGCCGCAAAACTCTGCGTCGTCTCCGAGTTTACCACCACCACCACCATTAAATTAACAACAACAATAAGGAGCCAACATGGCTATCAAAGTATCAGGTAATGCATTTCAAGGAATCAGCGCTCTCGGGTCTTCTGTACCTGAAGCAGGGTTTTATGAGGTCAGCATCGTAAACCTTGAGCGTGCGCCTACCGACAAGGCTACAACCCGTCGTGTTCACGTTCAATTTGAGAACGGGTTCAAGATGTTTTCTTTTCTGAGTGTCCCATTCGATGACACGGGCGCAATGCTTACGGACCTCACAGACAAACAGCTTCGTGGTCGCATGGCTGTTCTGCGATCTATTTTGGAGTCGCTCGGTTACTCAGCTTCTGAGATCGAAGGCGCGGCTGAAATTAACACCAACTGGTTTTTGACGGCCCAAAACGGTGGTCGCAAGGCTCATATTGAGTTTATTCCTGGTCAAAAGGGAGTCCAGGGTTCGTACAACGAGATTGGTAAGTGGCTTACCAAGGCACAGTTTGATGCGCTTAAGAAGTCAGCTAATCCTGCACCCTCGACTGCAACAAAGCCTGCCGTGTCCAACGGGGCTCCTGTTCCATCTGCTGGAGTAGCTTTACCGCCACCCGCTACCACGGCACAAGGTATCGTTAGCTAAGTCGAATAGACCGAGGGGTGTTCCTGTACCTCTAAGGGCCGAGCAGGGAGGCATGTCGGTGGTCGAGTAGATGCCTCTATTTTTATGAATAGTAATCCAAAACAATGCGGTGCCCGTTGCGATGAGTGTCCACTCGGACCCAACGGAGCACTACAGAAAGATGAATGGCGTCCCGTCACGGGGGAGTTTCATCCAGGCGCAAAGATACTTGCTCTTGGTGAGGCGCCTCGTGCCGAGGACGTTTGTTCTGGTAGACCCCTCATGGGGAACGCTGCATCCGAATGGTCAAGGTTCTTGGCGGCAGCGGGATTGAACCGCTCACATGTCGACCTGGAAAACGTGATCGCATGTAAGCCACCGGGCAAAGAGGGTGGCGCCTGGAATCGGATGGAGAAGTCTCTGGACCGATTGAACAAAAGACGGATCGCGCAGAACAAAGATCCTTTACCGCATCCAGCAGATTGCTGTAGGCCAAGGCTCGATAACGTGCTTAGCAAGTACGATAAGTTTATCGCTTTAGGTAAGACTGCAACTCGAGTCTTGTCAGGTCAATCGGGAAGCATTCACGGGCTGCGCGGTGGCCCAATGTACATTGATGACGAATGGTTGTGGAGTCTCACACCCACACGGAAAAAAATGCTGGCTACGTTTTCGCCTCACTACGTAACGAGAGCGCCAAACTGGAGGCCAGTTATCGAGGCGGACATTTCAAAAGCGATGCGTTGGTTTAACGACACGCTACGCTGGACTGAGCCTGACTCCCTTATGAATCCCACACCGGAGCAACTCCGAGAGTTCTTGGCACAGCCTGCACCCTTCTGGGTCTACGATGTTGAGACTGATGGCATTGAGCCGCTGGAGTGCAAACTTCGTACGATCGCCATTGCTATTCCCGATCTCGACGCTAACGGCAAAGCTGCGCGCACACGCCCACACCAGAACTGCCGCGCTGTAGGTGTTGGACTTTTGTCTACTGACGGCATCACTCGTATCTACCCTCAAGAGCAAGAACGTCGCATTCGCGAGATTTTATGTGAAGCGTTTACTGATGGTCGCGTTTGGGTTGGTCACAATGCTGGCTACTACGATCGAATGGTCGTCGAAACGCAGCTTGGCGTAACTCCGATGCCGTTGGTCGATACATTGTTTCACGCTCGATTTAGATCGCCTGACTTGCCTAAAGGATTGAAAACAATTGGTTCCGTGCTCACGGACGTGGAGCGTTGGGAAACGACTGAGAAAGGCACAAAGATTTCTACGGGTAGTCAAGATGACACAGAACTACTGAAGTACAACATCATTGACACGGTTGTGAACGCAAGAATCACTGTGCCGCTGATTGATGCGGCAACGGAAATGGGAGCGTTTCGCCAGATCAATGATGGTCTGAAGCCAAAGTTATGGCCTGGTAATCGATTGTGGAACTTAAACGAAGTCGATCATGCAACGCAGGAAATGTGCGTTGGTATGCACAAGTCAGGTATTTGGATTGACCAGGAACTTCGCGGTTCACTTGAATGCGAGTATGAGATATCCGTTAAGAAACGATATAAGAATCTTCAGAAGTACGTTGATTCTGACTTCAATCCTGGCAGCGTTGATCAGATTCGCAAGCTTCTCTACGAGACTTGGAATCTTGGCATCCCGGCTTCGATGAGTGCGAATGAGTTTTATACTGAGACAGGTGCTCCAGGTACAGGTGACGCAGTAATACGCGGGCACTTAGCATCGGGTCAAATGAGTGAGAGCCAAGAAACATTTCTGAAGGAACTCCGACTATATCGTAGAGAGAAGAATAAAATCTTGGGTACAGTTTTGGTTCCGCTTCGACGCAGATCCCAAGACCCTGACAAGGGGTTGGTGCATGAGGACGGGCGCGTACGCTCGACCTGGAATGCTCATGTAACGAGTGTCGGTAGATTATCCAGTAGCGGTCCTAACTTGCAGAACATCGGAAACCGAAAGGGTCAAGGTCGGTTGAAGTCTATTTTTACCGCGCCGCCTGGACGTATACTTGTGGGTGCGGATTTAGATCAAGCACACTTACGAATTACTGCATGCTATTGGCAGATACCTCGGTTGCTCGAATGTTTTGATACGGGAAAAGATCCGCACAATCTCTTAGCCTACGACATTTTTGGGAGTGATTTTAAACATGCCAGCGGGTGGGGACCAGACGGTTTTAGTTTAGATCGTAAGCCTACAGGTGGTGAAGCGAAAGCTATGCGCGATGTCATGAAGACATTTCGGTACGCATCTATCTATTGGGCAGACCCCATGACTGTTTGGCAAGTGTTGACAAGTACAGAGACAGATGATGGCAGAATGCCGTACCTAAAGTTTGAACCAAGAGAAGTTAGGCACTTCCACAATAAGTGGCTCAAGGCTGAGCCTGAGTGGATGGATGCTTGGAATCAGATGCTCGGACAATACAACCAACAAGGTTTTATGGAAGAGCCTGTGTTTGGTCGCCGCTCGGGGCCGCTTTCAGATGGCAAAAAGAATGAAGTCGTAAACTTTCCGATACTCGCAGCAGAGTCTTCAATCATGCGGTTGGCGGAACAAGCTGTCATCGGTGAGTTTCCTTTTGACTTTGCTGGTAAAGGCACCGGAATGATTCACCAATGTCATGACTCCATAGCCGTTGAAATACCTTTGCCGGAAAATCTACCGCCAGATTGGAAACCCGTGAAGGGAGAGCCAATTCCTAAGGCTTTGGAGGATGCACGGCGTATGGTAGAGGACTGCATGACCGTGACTATTCCTGGGTGGAGTGTTACGATGACCGCAGAGGCTGAAATCGGACGCAGCCTCAAAGACATATAGGAGAGGATATGGAAACTGCGAAGTGGTTTCTGGCTCATTCTAAACAGGATGGGCTGGAAGAGGTTGAGCAATGGTGCGCCAAG